GTTCCACCTTCAGACTTGTCCGACCCATATAGCATGGATTGGACTGACTATAACCCTAATGAATGGTAAACTTCCGGAAAGTATAAATAGATACATTGAAAGAAATATCCGTATTATGACTAACTTATTATACCTTAACTAAAAGGACACTATTATGACTCTTTTATCTTCAGAGTCTCCATCAGTAACAGTAAAAGAAATTGACTTAACAGGTATTGTGCCTGCGGTCACTTCTACGACTGGTGCTATTGTAGGCGACTTTAATTGGGGACCAGTGAATACACCAATTCTAATCGGTAACGAATCTGAATTGGCATCAACATTTGGTTCTCCACTATCAGGAGATGCGTATGCAGGGGACTTCTTATCTGCTTCGTATTTTCTAAAATACTCTTCAAGTGCATTCATTGTTCGTGCATCTCGACCAGACATTCCAGCAGTCCTAGATTCTGATGGAACTGAAGTAACTCCAGCGTACCCAGGCTACAGAAAATCAACAATCGGTGCTTTCGAAGCAAAGTATTTTGGTGCTCTCGGTAATACAATTTCTGTATCCGTAGCAGATTCATCAACTTTCGCTGCTTGGGAATTTGAAGGTTTCTTCACATCTCCTCCAGTAGGTGATGAACTTCACATTGTAGTTTCTCTCGGATATGTTTCATCGTCCGCACTAGGAGAAGTTGTCGAAACATACGAATTCGTTTCCACTGACCCTAATGCTAAAAATCCAAACGGTTCTAATAATTTCGTTACAGAAGTTATCAATAAATCTTCCTCTTGGGTCACCTCTACTGGTGTACCAGCGGCAGGAACAGTAACATTGACAGGTGGTTCTGACGGTACTCCACTTCAAACCGAAGCTGACTACGTAACCGCATACGACGCATTCTTAAACAAAGAAGCCATCCAAATCGATTTCCTAATCCCACCAGCTGGTGGTCAAGATTCAGTGGAAAATATTCACCAGAAGCTTGTTGAAGTTGCGACTTCTCGAAAAGACTGTGTTGCAGTAGTTTCTCCGACTTCAGGTAATGTTGATAGCATGGTTTCTTATGTTAACGATACACTTGGCCAAGATTCATCTTACCTTATCGTTGACGGAAACTGGTTTAAAGTTTACGACAAGTACAACGATAAGTACGAGTTCATTCCCGCTGCATCTTCAACAGCAGGTGTTATGGCAGCAACAGACGCAGTATCTGCACCGTGGTTCTCACCAGCAGGTTCACGTCGTGGTCAATACCTAGGTGTTACTGAACTATTGATTAATCCTAGCAAAACAGAGCGTGATAAACTTTACAAGAATGGAATCAATCCAATTGTAAGTATCCCAGGCCAAGGTGTAATGCTATATGGTGACAAGACTCACCAATCACGTCCGTCTGCATTCGACCGCATCAATGTTCGTCGACTATTCTTAGTCATTGAACGAGCAATCAGTGAAGCTGGTCAAAACGTCATGTTCGAATTCAACGATGACTTCACTCGTGCAGAGTTTGTCAACATCGTAGAACCATTCTTACGTGAAATTCAGGGTCGTCGTGGTATCACTGACTTCCGTGTTGTTTGTGATGACACAAATAATACAGCAGAAGTTGTTGACCGCAACGAATTCATCGCAACTTGCTTCATTAAACCAGCACGTTCAATCAACTACGTAACTTTAAACTTCGTAGCTGTAAGAACTGGTGTTGAGTTTGAAGAAGTCGTCGGCACAGTATAAGGGGTATAATCATGTCATTAAGAGTAGACGATTTTAAAGCAAAATTAAAAGGTGGTGGTGCACGTCCCAATTTATTCCGTGCGACAGTTAACTTCCCAGCATACGCTGGTGGTGATGCTGAACTGACTTCTTTCATGTGTAAGGGAGCACAATTACCAGCATCAACAGTTCCAGCAATTGATGTACCTTTCCGTGGTCGTCAGTTGAAGATTGCCGGAGACCGAACTTTCGAAGATTGGTCAGTAACCGTAATCAACGATACTGGATTTGAAGTTCGAGATGCAATGGAACGTTGGATGAATGGTATCAACGGACATACCGCAAACACTGGATTCACTAATCCTGTTGCATATCAAGCAGATCTCATTGTAGACCAACTTGATAAGGATGGTAACTCACTGAAGACTTATAACTTCCGTGGTGCTTTCCCTAACAGCATCGGTGCTATCGATTTAAACTATGAAACTACTGATACAGTAGAAGAGTTCGAAGTAGCATTCTCAATTCAGTACTGGGAGTCAAATACCACTAGTTAAAGGTATTATAAGTAATATGAAGGGGGTGGTTCTCCACCCCCAATTTATTATAAGAGGGTAATATGGCAGATAATGTATTCAAAGCATTTGGATTTGAACTAAAGAAAGTTCAGAAACTAAAGCAAGAAAACGATAAGTCCCCTTCTATCGTTCCAAAAGTGGATGAAGATGGTGCTGGTTATGTCACTGCCTCTGGTTCTTACTTCGGCCAGTATGTCGACATGGAAGGTACTGCGGCAAAAGATAACCAAGAATTAATCAAAAAATATCGAGGAATGGCAGAACACCCAGAGTGTGATGCTGCAATCGAAGACATCATTAACGAAGCAATCGTTTCGTCAGAACTAGAAAGTTCCGTCACTGTCAACCTAGATAAGGTTGATGTTTCAGATAAAATCAAAAAGACTATTACTGAAGAGTTCGATGGCGTTGTTGCTATGTTGAACTTTGAAGAGTATGGTCACGATATGTTCCGTTCATGGTATGTTGACGGAAGAATATATCATCACCTAGTAGTAAATGATTCTAATCTTAAAGCGGGTATCCAAGAAGTACGTCCTGTTGATGCGACTAAGATTCG